AAAAAAAAAAAAACATGTACTACTACAGGGACGGGGATACGAATATGCCCCTTACTCAAATGTTGTGGGACGTTAGTAAACATCCGGTAAACATACGGGGAACTGTAGTAAACATCCGGTAAACATGCAGGAAAATAGTGCGAAAAAAAAGGACTGATTCAATTAAGAACCAGTCCTTCTTGCTACGTGCTACGCTTAGGCTAAGTCGTCCAGAGAAACGTCAGCTGCGTTCTCACGCTCTGCTTTAATTTCTGCGGCTGCGGCAACAATCGCCTCATTAGCAAAGATAGCTTCTTTCTGTTCCGGCGAGTAAGCCTTGAGAGCTTTCTGCGCCTGTGGTACAGAGATTTGCTTGACGCGAGCCAGAGCTTCGACGTTGATTGAGACAACTGGTGAACCGCTGGTGCGTTCTGCTGCCCATTCGCCTGATTCCAAGCGGTCTGCAACTTTCTGCATCAGGTCAAGCTTGTCAGCACCGAGTTCCTTGACGCTGTCGCCTGATGTGCGGTCTTGCAGTAGCTTGCCCAGACCATACAGTGCAACCTTAGTACGAAGCGATTCGTGAACAGATTCCAGAGGGTAGTCTTTAGTGGCGACTTCCGCATTGTCATCAGCACGGTCGATAATAATACAAGTAACAACCAAGTTCTCGTCGTCGTACTTAACCTTCATTCCATATGCCATATTATATCTCCTAATAAGAGTTTCTAGAAATCTGACGTGGATGGCAACCCGCGCCAGTAAGTGAATTTTACTAAAACCCTACCGACGCGTCAAGCTCACGAGCTGTTATGGGGAAACTATTTTTCATACGCGACGTGGGGCTTTTAACCCGGGTCTGGCCTTTCGCCTGGTCGCGACAACTACGACACCAGTAGCTTTCCCACGTCGCTTGTGAATTTAAATCGAAAGAAAGAAGTGGCGTCCACTATTCGGGTCGTTAAAACACAGACAAAAAAAGAGGTAGCCTTTCGACTACCCCTCTAATCTTACAACTTAAACAAGACCTCTTTGATCTGAGCTGATTCGACTGACTCAGCCAGGTCGTCAACGATATGACCTATGACTGATTCCGAGAATCCTAGCTCCCGGGCATAGTCATGATTGACCTGGAACAGACACCAAAGGTCAACCTTAGGAGTGTCAGGTGACAACTTTAAATCAAACGTGTGTGTGTCAACCTGCTCCACTTCTACACCGTGTCTACGTAGGGTCTTCGGGTTTAATTCTAATCTCATGGTACTACTCCAATAAAGGTAAAAAGTGGGGCGGCTAACTGCTCCGCCCCTCTAGTCTTACTCAGGTGACTCCATGCCTTCTAACAGAGAATCCAAGTTAACCTCTTCATCCTTGCTGTCCCGGCGCTCCTGCTCGATACGGTCAAGTACCTTCGCAGCTGGAGAGTCCTTGCGGAAAATATACGCTACCTTGTCCGGCGTAGCGTCCTTGAGAAGCGTCTGTGCCTTCGCCAGCGGCACTTCAAGTACCTCAGCTAAGGCTTCCGCCTTGGCAGATACTAAGCGTATCGCGCCCTTCTCACGTTCCCGCTTGAACGTACCTTCGAGCCAGTCGTTCCAAGTATCCCGAAAGGCTAGAAGCTTCTCTAACCCCGATTTACCGGAATTACGTGCTGAGAGCATTGGATTGATTGACTTGCATAAGTACAGGTCAAATATAGGACTTTCCATAATGTCCGCTATGTGGAATGTTTCCGTTCCAGTGATAGCTCCGTTCTCAGTAAGAATAATCTTAACCGACTGATTATCCTTGGCTATTTCAACGGTCAAGCCGTTGTCCTTTAGTTGCTTAGTCATATTAAACTCCAAGTGTTTTGACTAATGAGAGAATGCCCCTCAAAACTATAGACTTAATCCAAATTGTTAAAGAACACAGTTCCGAAGAACACCTATATCTTAACCCGAAAAATACGCTCAAGTCAAGCCGCCCTGAAACGTAGGCACAGTAAGGCTCTCAGCTATAGCCTTGATGGGAGGCTAGTCACTTCCCAGTTCCGTGGTGTAAAATAATCCGACACGCCTAGCGGGGCTACTCCCCCCGAGCTGTCTCACATTCCGCCTCCTTTAAGTCAGCAAACGGGACTACGCACATTTTTAGGATAACTGTCGGTAGTTTCCCGCAATAACTGCCGGTAGTTTCAACGCCGAAAGTTTCAACGCAACCACATCCTTTTTTAATTTAACCGGCAGAAATCTTCCCCCCAATTCCCACTTGAACCGTCGGAGGAAACAAATTACAATGAGTAATGAAGTAGAAGCTACGCAAAGGACATCCAGTGTCAGTATCTAGTAACGTGGAAAGCCCCGTCGAGCGTGGGGTCGGACATAACGCAGATGCGGTTGCTAACGCAGACGCAGCGGTCGGTCGTATCTCCGGTGCTTCGCAATACGTGCAGGATGTAGTCTGGAGTTTCGTATACCGCGAAACAATGCACGGTATGTGGCAATACATACACTCACTAAACATTCCCAAGACCGACAGCACTAGGGGGCTCGTCGACATCAAGGGAAATGAGAGCAATGCGTCGCTGGTCGGAACAGGTCATGGACACGATGCGCAGAAAGGCTTTACGCTGACCAGCGCTAGTGGGCTCGATGTTCAGGTAGATACTGGAGATATAGGCGAAGACACAGCGGATCGCGATTACGTTATCGGGTTCTTCGCGAGCGATTTCTCGGCGTCGGGAACTAACGATTATATCTATGGTGTGTATAATGGCGGCGGTCCGAATTGTGCGTCGGCTCTGTTCCACACTGGTGGTAACCTCGCTATACAGCACAGCTCTACCTGGCCATATGCTACCAAATACACTGTGCCGATTACCGACCTCGAATCCGCAATGGTCGAAGTTCGCGCGGATGGGGACGATATAGTTCTCATCAAGGACGGGGTCGAGTATCATCGCGAAGAAGCTGCGATAGGAGCAGGCAACAAACGTCCGCCTGGGCCTATAGTCTTTGGCGCACAAACTAATACTCCAACCAACTCCGCTATGGCAATGACCCTACACCTAGCGTACACAGCTACGCCACAGTTAGACACCGTCGGCTTCCAAGTACGGGCGAGAGCCATGCTGAACGCGCTCGACCTGACGCAAGAAACATTTACCAATACGTATGAGAACGGCGACTCGTTATCTGCGGACAGTACAACATTCCCGCCAGACCCAGATGAAGACACTTCCCAGTATCGCGGGTTTACGGACGCAATGGTCGAGCCGGTCGCCATAATCCACGATTCAGAGTCGGGAGACAATCTCGAGGAGATTCGTGCGCGGGTTGAAACCAATCTGTCGTCACACCCCACAGCAGACTCTGCCGTTATCGCGGGTGGGGTGAACAATATGAGCGAAACAGTTGCGCCTACTATCGGATTTCTTACCGGCGAACTCGATGCTATCATCGCAGAGATTGAAGCCAACACTAACATCAAGAAAGTAATTCTGGTTCCTATCGGACTGTTTCACTGTACCGCTGCCTTTAAGTGGGACTTAGCTCGTCAAGCGGTCGCCGATGCGTACAATGCGTACATGAAAACACTGGTAGACAACGAGAAGTATTTCATGCTAGACTATAACCTATACCGTACGTTTATGGAAACGGATAACCCAGACTTCGATCTGAGTTCTGAAAGCGCTCCTTGGGGCGGTCCATATGATGTGGACGGTTACTCGGGTCTAACACCGACTGGCGGCACACGTATCCCACGTGTATGGGATGGTATTCACTTTACACGGTATGGTCGAACAGGCATGGCGAAGATGCTTGACGCGGTCGTTCGTTCCACCCGTTATACAATCAAGAGGGCTTAATATGGGCATTCCCCAAGATTTCAATCAGCAGATTAAAAACATTCTGGTCGAGAAAGGCTATACCTTCGACGGATGTACAGAGTATCAGTTCCGTGAAGCAGCCATAGCTTGCTGCGAAGCAGCTCCGAAGGCGGGCGCGGCAGCGGCTTCGGACGATGAACCCGAATCACCAAAGCAGTTAGAGTTGGACTTAACACCTACAACTCGTGTGGACTCGGAAGCTATTACAGAGGATGACGAGGAAGAAGGAGACTTTGATGGCAGACCCTAAGACTTACGGCTGGGACAAGAACGGGAATCGTTACGAGAAGCCCCGTCGTATGAGCAGAGCCGAGAACAAAGAGTTGGAAACGCGTACGGCATCGTCGAACTACAAGCAAGGTAAGGGCGGCTATGGTCGTCATGGTCATACCGGTGCTGCCGGCACTCCGCAGAAGGATGATCCAGGCGGTCGGAAGGGTGCTACTAGCCGGAAAGCTTTGGTACGACAGAACTCTGAGGAGTATCAGATCGGCAAAATGATGGCAGACAGCCGTCGAGTCGCCCGAGACAAAGGTAAGAAATAATGGCTCAATCAGTACAAGTAGCTAAGGTTAGCCACCGACACCATGCGATTATCGACTGGTTGTTGGCGAACCCTCACATAAAGAATATGAACGTCTTGTGTAACGAGATGGGATATTCTCGTAGCTGGTTGTCTATTGTAATGAACTCTGACGCATTTAAGCTGGAGTTCGAGCAGCGTCGCAATGAGCTGAGTAGCCAGCTCGGCGAGGATGTTGTACGTACTAACTTGGAAGTAGCGTTGAAGGCTAACAAAAAGTTGGGTGAGTATTTAGATCAAGATCTTGAGGACGTTGACCCACGCTTAGTGCTAGACGCCTCAAATGCAGTTGTTGAACGCTTCTACGGAGCAAAGAGCCAGCAAGTGAGAGCCACGAAAGAAACAGTTCGTGAAGTTCACATTGAGAATGGTCAGCTCAGTGCAGCGCGAGAACTTATAAGGGAAACATATGAGCAGCCGAAAAACGCGTTACCGGCACCGACAGAAACCGATTCGTGATGTTGTTAGTAGTGTTATACTGCCGCATACTCCGAACTTTGCGAAAGCTAGATACAGACGGAAAGAAGCATTCCGAAAAGGACTGAAATATGAGAACCAAGTCCACGAATATATGTTTGACAAGTTCGGCGTTTATTATGCGCCGGGCGTGTGGTTTCGTTACACAACGGAAGATGCACCGAAACGTGAGAATTATATTCAGACGGACGGTCTCGTCATTGATGTCGAGAAAGGGCTTGTTACTATTGTCGAGGTCAAGTGGGCTCACAATGTCGGAGCGTACGTTCAATTGGTTGAGCGATATCTTCCCGTCGTTTCGCACTTCTTTGGTTCAGACCTTTTCGAGTTTCGAACGGTCGAGGTTGTTCATTGGTATGACGCGAACATTAAATTTCCCGGTGTCAGCAAGCTCGCAAAAGATGTTGCAAATATAGAAAAGAATTGTGTAGGGATTCACATTTGGAGACCTGATTATGGCAGACGGAACACAGGCAGTTAGTACAGAGGAGCTGGTAAGATTATGTGCGGTCGACAACGATCTGTACTCTCGTACGTTCTTCCCTCGTGCTTGTCGTCAGCCGAGTCCTCCGATGCACGCAGAAATGTGGAAGGCATCTGAGAACCATTTTAATAGATACGTTAACTTCAAAATATTCCGCGGTGGGGCAAAGACCACCTTCGGTCGAGTGTTTTTAAGTAAGCGTATCGCGTACGGAATCAGTCGGACGATACTGATTGTTGGCAAGTCACAGGATCATGCGATTCGCACGGTCGAGTGGTTGATGAAGCCAATTGAACACGGAAGTCTGTGGGCACAAACCTATGGCCTGAAGAAAGGACGGAAGTGGACAAGTAGTGATTTGGAAATTATCCACGAAGCGGAAGGCTGTACGATTAGGGTTATTGCTATTGGTATTACTGGGTCTACTCGCGGAATTAACGTGGATGATTATCGTCCTGATTTGATTATGGTGGATGACCCCTGCGACGAGGAGAACACAGCCACAGCGGAAGGACGGGGAAAGATGGAACAGCTGTTCTTCGGTTCGTTAGCGAACAGTTTGGCGCCAGAGTCTGAGTGTCCCGAAGCGACTATGATGTTGCTGCAAACCCCGCTTGAAGAGGGTGACCTCACGGATATATGTACTAGAGATCCGCAGTGGATTACACTGTCCTACGGCTGTCTAACGTCAATGGATGACAACATCTCGGAGAGTACGTGGCCAGAGCGTTGGTCGAAGAAAGTTCTGTTAGAAGGCAAGGCTGCCGCGATTGCACGTAATCAGCTGAGTATGTGGTTACGAGAAAATATGTGTGTCATGACGTCGAAGGAGTTACAGACCTTCGACCAAGAGTGGCTCGAGTATTGGACGGTTCTTCCCGAACGAGCTCGGTATGTTGCCGCGATTGACCCCGCACCAGTCCTGTCGGATAAGATGCGAGCTAAAGCGGTCAACCAACAGACGACCGACTTCCAGGCGATTATGGTAAAAGCCTATTATAAAGGTCGAGCGTATGTTGTAGAATATATGCAGGCACGAGACCAAGACCCTGATATGGTATGTAATACCATGGATCAGTGGAACAGAAAGTATCCAATTCTCCGTTGGGGTGTGGAAGGTACAGCATACCAGCGGACATTAAAATGGTTTATCGAACGGCAGATGAAAGCAGGCAAACTTCTGCCCAAACGAATTCAGGAACTACCAGCTATTGGTGATAAGTTCCAGCGTATTGTTCAAGCGCATACAGACAGAGCATCCAATGGGATGTTGTATGTACATAGAGATCATACGGATTTTATATCACAATTTACTCAGTATGGCCCGGGAGCTAAGTATCGTGACCTTCTCGATGTGAGTGCGATGTGTGACGCAGTTATGTCACCGGCACTAGAAAGTTTTATTGACGGAGATTACGAAGAAGTGGGTTATGGTGACGTAGTGAAACCTTTGGAGTATAGACGCGGATGTCCTTAGAAAAAGATTTAAAATTTGGGTCGAAGCGGCATCAGTTCGTTCTTGACGCAGTTATGCGGAGATATAAGTTCTCCAAAGAAAAGATGCAAACCAACTACGACAAGTTTAAGGAACAAGACGAACAGTTTCTTGCATACATGCCGGAGAAGGATCAAGATGCGGTACGGAGAAACCTTCGTAGTCAAGGTGGTGAGCCACAATATACTACGATAAATATCCCGTACAGTTACGCTGTGGCTATGACGGCACATACCTATTGGACTTCTGTGTTCTTCGGACGTACGCCTACGTTCCAGTTTGAGGGAACGAGCGGACAACCGGAGCAAAGCAAGTTTGCGGTTGAAGCTCTGATTGACCACCAAGTACGAAACGCCAAGATGGTTCCGGTAGGATATCAATGGCTGGCTGATGTATCTAAGTATGGCATGGGTATTATCGGTACATACTGGGATGAGATGCAGATTATTGTGAACGAGATGGTTGAGGTCGAGGATACATTTCTCGGACAAGGTCTTGGCACAACAACCAAGAAACAGCAACGAAAGGTGATGGAGAGTTACAAGGGTTCTAAGTCGTACAATGTGCGTCCTACCCAGTTCTTCCCTGACCCACGCGTACCGCCAATCAAGCTCCAGGAAGGAGAGTTTTGCGGCGTCGAAGCTGAGGTTGGTTGGAATCATATCAAGAAAATGGCTGCGAATAAAAAGTTCTTCAATATCGGAGCGCTGTCGCAGAAACGAGCACAGAAAGCTACCGAGAATTCGGACGATTGGGGACGAGGAACAAACCGCCCATATCGTCCGGAAGAAGGAAAGTGGCTAGAGATTATGGACATGGAGAATGTGTCCCTCATCGAGATGTATGTGGAACTAAGCCCCAAAGACTGGGGTCTAGGTGAAAACACGTTCCCAGAAAAGTGGGTATTCGTCGTCGCGAATGAATGTGTGGTTGTCGCCGCACGACCTTTGGGTGATGCCGGAAATGAGTTTCCTTTCGACGTGCTAATCAGCGACGTGGACATGTACAGCATGTTTACGCCAAGCGTGATGGAGCGTACGAAGCCGATGGAAGACGTCATTTCGTGGCTATTAAACACCCATTTTTACAACGTTCGGAAAACTCTTAACGACCAGTTTATTGTAGACCCAAGCATGGTTGTTATGAAAGATCTGATAGACCCGGAGCCTGGCGGTATTATACGTCTCCGGGAAGAATACTTCGGAAGCGATGTGCGCCAAGCGGTACACCAACTTCCGGTACAAGATGTGACCCGTGCGCATTTGCACGACACAGAAATGATGGGTCAGATGATCAGTAAAGTTACTGGAGTGTCTGACAATATTATGGGAATGTTGGGAACTGGTGGCAGAAAGACCGCAACTGAAGTAAGAAGTTCTACGACCTTTGGCGTCAATAGACTAAAAACTAGTGCAGAGTGGTATTCTGCCACCGGCTTCTCTGACTGGGCAAAACGTATGCTCAGGTATTCCCAACAGTATTATGACGGAGATGAGATGTTAAGAGTGGTAGGCGATACTGCTCGGTTCTCCGGACTGCAACATCTGAAGGTTACCCCGCAAGAAATCCAGGGTGCTTTCGACTTTGTGCCAGTAGATGGTACACTACCTGTAGACAGATTTGCGCAGGTAAGTATGTGGGCGAATTTGTTTGGACAAGCACGAAACATTCCGCAAGTAGCGTCCACTTATGATATGGGTCGTATCTTTGGTTGGGTCGCACAGTTGGGGGGAATTAGAAACATTGAACAATTCCGTATCCAGGTGCAACCAGATGACCAGATACAGAACCAAGCACAAGCGGGAAATATTGTCCCGATGAGAGGTCAAGGTGGACAAACACCAGGAGGAGGCCAGACAAGAGAAGGAGGTACTCCAATCACTTCTGCAATCCAAGGGGTGGGACCTGCTGGTTAAAGTCTTCACTAAGCAGGAGACTGCGCGAAGACAACAGCTCGAGTTACAACCCATTTCTTCGATAGACGATGCGTTAAAGAAGAATCTGCAGATAGGAATACTTTTAGGAATACGGCTGGTTTTTAGAATGGCAAAGGTTCGTTACGAACTACGTACTGAAGAATTTCAGGAAGCTTTAGAAAAGGAGTTAGAGAAATATGAATGACGGAATACCATCACATGGTGAAGTAGCAACTTCCATGGCGGCAGTCGGTGCGGATGTTAACGCCCCTACACAGGGACAAGCTAACATAAACCCGGCTCCGAGCCAAATAGCTGCAGTTAACAGCGATGTTAATTCAACCGAGGATTCTTCTTTTTGGGATTCTCTCACGGCAACAGCGGATCTCGATGCTGGTGTAACTTCGGAAGTCTCCGAGACTGTCGAACAAGCACCTGTCGAACAACCGTATGTGCCCGAACTGCAAGCACAACAACCCCAATCTGTAGTGCAGCAAGTACCTCAGCAACCCCAACAGGCTCAAATGCAGGCTCAACCCCAGCAGATGCAGCCGCAGGGTCAACTACAACCTATGCCGCAGCAGCCGCAAGGGTATGAGCAGGTACAACAGCCGCAACAGGGTTATGAGCAACCAGTTCAACAGCAACAGTCGGTAGATATTGAGGGTCTTCGGGACGCTGCGATAAACCAACTGTCGGGTAGTGTATATGCGCTTACCCAGGAAGAAGGGGATGCAATTGCTACGACGCCGGAAACTGCGTTGCCGCAATTGGCTGCACGGATGCATGTGAACATCGTTCAGAGTTTGGGCGAAACACTTGCAGCACAGATTCCTCAACAAGTCCTGCCAATTATTCAGGAGCAGATGCGTGCTCAGAACGCCGAGCGGAGTTTCTACTCTCAGCATTCAGACCTCGATAACCCTCAGTACAAGGATACTGTGAATCGGGCGATGGCTACTGTGAGACAAATGAACCCCACACTCGGTCGTGAACAGCTTATGGATGGTGCTGCTAACTTAGCTCGTCAGACTCTGGGACTCCCGCAGAACCAGATGCCTGTCCGACAAGTTCAGCAACAACAGCCAGCGCAACAGGTAGCACAGCAACAGACTAGCCCGGTTCCACAACAACCGTACAGTCCTAGTGCTGCGCAAGCCGCCCCTGGATTACCTGCCGTGCCTACACAACCAAATAACCAAACGCCTTGGGGCGAGTTAGCAGATGACCCCAACTTTTGGTGAATCTAAAGAGGAAATATTATGTCTGCAATAGCAGGACTCCGCGGAACTGGTGATTGGGAAACGGGAGAACGCCCACAGAATTTTCGGGAATTCATCCTTTGGCGCAATCCGAACGGTACCGCACCTTTAACAGCCCTTATGGGTAAGATGGCCACAGATACTGTGAACGATCCACAGTTCCACTGGTGGGACGAACCGAATGACTTGCTGCGTTTGCAAGTTGACGGTCCTGTTGCACAGGCGGGTACGACTATTACAGTCGATTCTCCCGACCCTAGCATCGGTTCTCCTGGTATCGTTTATGGCTCAGGTCTGAACTTGAAAGAAGGCGACCTTTTGATGGTGGAGCTGAACGCTTCCCAGACGAAGGAAGATTCTGACATTGGTAACCACGAGATCTTGCGAGTGATTGGTACTCCTACCGCGACAACATTTACTGTTGATCGTGCGCAGGCAGGTACTTCGGCACCCGCAGGAGCTGATTCGATTCCGGATGATGCGCACTTGCTGCTCATCGGTTCGGCATACGAAGAGGGTAGCCCAGCAGCAAGCGCTACATCTCGTAACCCAATCAAGTTCACCAACTACTGTCAGATTTTCAAGACCTCTTACGAGATTACGAAAACAGCGTTGAAAACTTATGCGCGTACTGGCAAGGTTGAGAGCAACGACAAGAAACGTAAAGTGTTCGACCACAGTCGACAGCTCGAATTGGCGATGATGTTCGGTCAGTCTGCAGAGACTACCGGCACAAATGGTCAGCGTCTGCGTTTCATGGGCGGTCTTCGGGAATTCATTCCTCAGACTAATACGAACATCTTCAACGCGAATGTGACATGGCAGCAGTATGTAGCTGCTTCTGAATCAGTATTTGATTTTGACACACCCGCTGGTGATGAACGTATCCTGTTCTGCGGTAATGGGTATCTGAACTCACTGAACAACATGGCTCAGACACAAGGTCAGGTTCAGCTGGGCGCAATCGTCAAGCAGTACGGTATGGAGCTTCGTGAAATCATCATGCCTACAGGCCGTTTCTATGTTAAGACACACCCACTGATGAATCGTCATGCTGCGTTTAAGTACAGCGCTTTCATCATTGATGCGTCTGCTCTACGCTACCGTCCACTACGTGACACCAAGGCTGAGGATAATATCCAGACTCCAGGTGATGATCGCGTGATGGGTCAGTGGCTAACAGAAACGAGCCTCGAGGTTCGTTATGCCGGTCTGACTCTCGGTTATCACGGGAACTTCGTCAGCGCAGCGTAAGCTGTATAAGAATGGGGAGGGGATTTTCTCTCCCCCTTCTTCTTTTTTTAGGAGACAGAGATGTCGTTAGTAGTAAATGATCAGAAGTATATAGAAGAGGAATCTCTGGCAGCTGATGTTACGGGAGATCCGATACAACTTCCAAAACTAGTTAAAAAATGTGTCTTGTCAGCTTTCCCTGGTGCGGGCGGTACATGTAAATGGCAATACACATATTCTTCTCACACAGATATCGATGATTCTAATGCCTCTTGGTTAGATTGGGCAGCTGGTGCGGTCGCCTCGGATGCGGATGCTTATTTCGAAGTAGCTCCGAACGCTGTACGATTGGTATCTATCGGAGATACCGCGACAGGTACAGTAGTCGGAGCCTAATGAAAGGCTTTTCACATGGCGGAGAGAGAGTATGAACCTTACTTTTCCCGGCGTATTGCTGGGATTCTTACTACCGTCTGCGGCGGCGTGTCTATTTTTCTTGTATCACTTCTTATCGACGCCCCATCCAAAGTCGACAAAGAGTCACAAACCAGGCACTACGCACAGCAGGAAACAATCGGAGAGTTATCCAGAGAGCTTGACGAACTTCGAGCAACAATCAGTAAGCTTGAAACAGACAAAGAAAGATTGCGAATCACAGTCGAAGAAGGTACAGGTGATAGATTCACCGGAAACGATTGGAATCGGGAGCAGAAACGTCTCGACGAGCGCGCTGAACGAAACCGATCTGAGATTGAGGACTTAAGACGTGTCGATGAGAAATTGTTTGACACTGTAATGGGAACATGTAGAAATGCTAGAAGCGATTAAAAGAACTCAAGGTTGAACTAATGCAGCTTACGTTGTCAAGATATCCAAGCGGTGAGACAGAGTGTCAAGGTATCCTTGAGGTACGTGGCAACGTTTTTGCTACCATGGAACAGGAAGTACGGTTCACTCCTGTATACCCGAGCGGTGTGCCGAGTAACTCTTGTATCCCGTTTGGTCGGTATGAGATAGAACCTTTTGTACGTCCCAGTGGTAAACACGCTTGGTTGATTGTTAACGAAGCTCTGGGTGTGTATAGATACAAACACGATAGACCAGACGATAAGAGTAGATATCTGTGTCTTATCCATGCGGGTACATACAGTTATCATTCTGCCGGTTGCATTTTGTTAGGAAATAGACATACTCAGTTCCACTCAGCTGTGAAGGATAGAACTCTGCCGGCGGTCAGCAATACAACCGGCAGTATGGACAAACTGGAAGAGCTGTTGGGTTTTGAAGAATCTCACACACTGGATATTATTCCGGTAGATAGGTATCATGTATGAACATTAAGAAATTAGGCAAGAGTTTGTTAGGGTTTGCTCCTACAGTTGCCACAATGTTGGGCGGACCGATGGCGGGTCAGGCGGTCGCTGCGTTGGCGAACCAGTTTACTGGCGGGGACGAAGATGCCTTAGCCGGGTTTATTGCTGGGGCTAGTCCCGAAACAATGGCAAAGATTAAACAATGGGATCACGAGTATAGACTAGAGCTTACAAAAGCTGGTGTAGAATTCGAAAGAATGGCAGTCGATAACACCAAGTCGGCAAGAGCTATGGCAACAGCGAAAGGGTTGCTGCCGCAGCTTTTGCTCAGCGTTATCGTGCTTACAGCATTTGGGATTGTATTGTATCTGGTATTTAGCGGAAAGACTTCTATACAAGAAGGTGTGCGAGATATGGCACTTCTTTTGTTAGGTGTCCTGACTGGTGAAGTTCCTCGTGTCATGCAGTTCTGGTTGGGCAGCTCAACTGGCAGTAAACGTAAAGTATCTCCACCGGAGGACTACGACAATGGCTGATGCGGATAAGATTATAAGTCGGGTTAAAAGACGGTTGGGTCGTACCCGTGCGGATAATGACATAGAGATTCTCGACGAGATGGAAGCGTTCCAAGACTTTATTGAACAAGGCCCAACTATGCCTTGGTTTCTTCTTGAGAATTTTGACCAGACTACACCGCAAGCGGCTGGGGTCGAGATACTTACAGAACTTGTACCTGCGGACTTTCTGAGAGAGTTTCGGGCGTACGGTCTGTATGTGTATGATGACGAAGGCAAAAAGAAAGCCTGTAAGAAAGAAGACTATGAATTTGTAATGGCGCAGACAACTATGTCTGGTCAAAACACACCGTACTACGCGTTACTTGGTGACGAGATACTTATACGTCCCACGTACGACGAAGAGAAAACGTATGGTATGTGGTATTATAAGAGCGAAGATGCAGTAGCAGCTGGAGAGAGTAATGGATATACCGAGAACCTTTCGGAGTATATGATCTCTTGGGTAGCTCATCAGATTGGCTTGGGTATAGAATCTCCGAAGATTCAACAACTTGCTCAGCAAGGGACTGTTGCACACAAACGGTTTATATCAAATACTATCGCACGCGAGGAAGCTAACGTGCGTAGAGTTATGGGAGATTAAACATGGGTTTTGAACCTAATCCCGACTATCCCAGCGATCTGGATAAAAACACTCCGGTTGGCGGGGTCGACCACTATTCGACGGTTGATGAACATCTCCGGAACATTAAACGTGTTATTACAACAACACTGGCTAATGTTACCGGAGCGATTACTGCTAATCAAGCTGAATTAAATATCTTGACCGGAGCGACGGTTACTACCGCCGAGCTAAACACGCTCGATGGAATACTGTCGACTGTAGATGAATTGAATTTGCTGAACGGCGTAAGTCTGTCGCTCACTGCAACCGAGCTTAATCTGCTTATCGGATTGACCGCAGCTGCAGCCGAAATAAACACGCTGGACGGCTATACTGGCGATGTTACAGATTTAAACAAACTAGCAGGTGTTACATCTAGCGCAGCTGAATTGAATATCTTAGATGGGGCAGATATAACTATCACTCCGGTGGAGATCAACACGTTACAAGGTCTAACGGCTACGACGGCTGAGTTGAATATCTTGGACGGCGTGACAGCTACCAATACAGAAGTTAATCTGCTTGCGGGTCTGCTTACGACAAATGCTGAGTTGAATTTCCTTCAGGGTGCCACAAGCAATATACAATCACAGCTGACAGCTTTAGATGCGAAAGCGGACGGAACTAACACCCTTACCGCAGAAGCTAACAAAGGTCTGTCAGTATCCGGTGGAGGTACGTTAGACAATAACAACACGTTGGCACTGGATACAACTAATGTACCATCCGCTTCTGATGCAGAACTTACCGATGAACTTATCGGCGCAAGAGCAGATGTACCGCACGTACAGACTTTGCAACATGTAAAAACTCTGTTCAATATCCCGACTTACCCCCCTGGGCTGGTTTGTGGTTGTTCGGTGGTAGGCTCGGGTGATGATTGTACTATTCAGCCTGGGTATGCCACAGATACAACGAACCAAAAAATGATTAACCTGACCTCTGCGTTGACAAAAGAGATGGACGCAGCATGGACTGACGTCGGGAATGGTGGCTTTCCGACAGGTATTACAAGAAACGCTCTCACTTGGTATCAGTTGTTCCTGATTATGAAAGAAGATGGTACAATCAATGCTGGGTATGATACGTCAGATGTAGCAGCAAATCTGTTACTCGATGCGACAGACTATGTCTATTACCGTCGTGTAGCTTGGGTATATAACCAAACCGTGAGCGCTATGCGAGGCTTCCGTAAACAGGGGGATATTGTACTCTGGACTAACCCCGCGTTAGTTGCCAATCATGATACTGTAGGTGGGGGGTCGGTGGATTATGAAACATATTCATTAACTGGGTATGTTCCTCCAAGATATTTAGACATCGTTGCCAAGCTCTACATCTGGCGTACAGGTAGTGTAGCTACAGGGTGGCTAACTAACGGGGATAACTATACTACCCCGTCTAGTTACGTCGGCAACTTTACCGGCGATGAAGGTGTAAGCCACATAGATTTGATTATGACGTCTGCACGGGAGTGTCGAGTAGAGTTCGCGGGCCCCAACAATACTATTACCTTAGGCTCTTCTGGTTATATTGACTTTAACACGGTAGACTAATATGAGAATACCAATCCATAATGTAGGAAGCTTGGGGGTGATTACTGATATCGCCCCTGAAGACCTTCCGCCCGAAGCTTGGACTATTGGTAACAATGTGCGGTTTATCGACAATAAGGTCGTTAGTACCATGGGGTACGATAGTATCTATGAGACAGCTCTGGATACTCCTCAATGGCTGCTTCCAGCAGAGTCCAGTACCATTATGTGGGCATATCCCAGCACAAACAAAGTGTACGCCACTAACGGGGTGAGTCATGCAGATATCACCAGAACCGTAGGTGGGGACTATATAGGAACTGCGGACGATTTGTGGAATGGGGCAATGCTGGGGAACATTGGTATATTAAACAATGGTATCGATATCCCACAAGTATGGATAAATCCTGGACTAGGTGCGCCACTTGCTGACTTAGCCAACTGGCCGGCAAGCACATCCGCCAAAGTTATGCGTAGCTTTAAACAGTTCTTGATCGCTGGGAATGTTAATAAACCTGGAGGTCAATATCCACAGATGATTAAGTGGAGTCACCCTGCAGACCCAAATGCTGTGCCGAGTTCTTGGGATGAAACAGACGCAACTAAAGATGCGGGCGAGTGGAACTTACTACAATCCGAAGGTGAGATATTAACATTTGCTCCCTTGAAAGATTCATTTCTTATATATAAAGATGACAGTGTGCATTATATGCGCTACATCGGCGGTCGCTTTATCTTCGACTTTGAGTCGATGTTCGACACTATGGGCGCGTTGTCGCAACGTAGTGTGAAACGTACAAAGAGAGGTGATCGACATATAGTTATGGGAAGGACTGACATCCTTATTCATGACGGTACGTCTATAGAAAGTTTACTGGATGATAAGATGCGTAGATGGTATGCTGGACAACTAGATCCGGAAAGTTATCATCGTGCGTTCCTTGTTCCATATTATGACGAGAACGAGTATTGGGCGTGCTTTAGAAGTAACAGCGCGAACGGAGATTATTGCGATAAAGCCTTGGTAATCAATTTCCAAGACGGGACAATAACACCTCACGATGTTCCAGATGCTACACACGCTGGGTGGGATTATATTGATCCTACTGTAGCAGATAGCACTTACGATGCGAAGGATGTACCAATAGATGACGTGCCAGGAAGAATCGGGCAAGCAGGTATCCTGTCTGGAACGCGACGCATTATCTGGCTGAGCGGGGATGATAAGTTCTATCTACAAGACGAAGGTCTGTCGGCAAATGGTTCTAACATTGACTCATATATACAGCGTACAGGTATCGCGATTGCCGGGGTCGACAGGAATAAGATGCCGAAAGCTGACGCCAGTGTGGTTAAACATCTGACAGAAGTTTGGCCGTATGCGGAGGTAGAAGGAGGTGAGCATATTCTCATCTCTGTAGGAGCGCAGCAACAAGTTAACGGCAGCATCGAATGGCAAGGTCCGTTTGAGTTCCGACCCGGCGAAGAAGAGTCTATCCAGCCGGACATAGAGGGACGTCTTCTTGCGATTCGGTTTGAGACTGACCAAGTTACTTATCCGGGAAGCAGGATGAAGATTGCTAGATATGATCTGGGATTGAATCCTGTGGGAGCATACTAATGCCGAGATCGCTGCAAGAGCTTGAAGACAGGATTAAACGTCTAGAAGATGGGGCGTTAGATGTTCGTTTTACGCAACCGGAGAAACCCAGAAACGGATTGTACTATTTCGCAACTGGTTCAGGATGGAATCCAGGCGCAGGCGTTGGATTGTATCGGTATGAGGAGGGCGTGGGATACACGTTTATTGCATAATGCCTATATTAAGAAAGATTGAAAAAGAAGAAATCCCCGTACTATATACGGTGGCGTTGGACAGAGTCCAGAAAGTTTTGGACAAAGCTGGCGTAACCGGACATACTGGGGAAACAGTTCTACAATTCGCGCAGCAAGGGTTAGCCCAGCTGTGGGTTACTATCAATGACGAAGACCTGAGAAGTCTTTTCGTTACAGATATACAAGCGTATCCTCATAAGAATGTGTTAAACATTTGGTTGATGGATGGCGATCTAACAGATATGAATCAAGACGCGTTAGAAGAAGTTGAGCATTGGGCTGCAATGAATTTCCAATGTACGGCTGTTACCGCTCTTGTACGTCCTGGACTTGTGCGACCTTTGACAGATTTAGGTTTTCACAGAACTCAGGTACAAGTAGAAAAACCAATCATGAGGTCACTTAACTGATGAAGTTATTACAGTGTAAGGGTGGCAGTTCTACGGTCGAGGATAATACATATCCTACAGGTCCGTTTGAGCCGCAGATCCCGTATATCAACAAGCTGTTTTCGGAAGGAAATCGTTTGTATGATACAGGTGGGCCACAACAATATGACGGCAGTACAGTTGCGGATACACACCCACAGCTCGCACAGAACCAGCAGGCTGTTCACAATTATGTGGGACAAAATGTCGGGACTGCGCAAGCTGGGGCTAATGCCGCTCTGAACAACGCGCAAGGTAATGCGAGTAACCCAGTATTGGATACGGCTCAACAGAATAATCCCTTTCTAAACTACGGTATAGCCGCACAGCTTAACCCAAATAGCGCACAAGGGGCGATCTTACCGCAGGTAGGGGGTAACGTAACCAATAGTATAAACGCGGCTTTGTCCGCAAATCAGGGCGGACTAGGGGGGGTAGTGGTACCAGGTACAGATGCTGGTAGCCAAAACATCTCCGGAGTCTTGCAGAACCAATTGAACGGGCAGCCGCTGAATCCATACCTTGAACAGCTTGTACAGGATCAGGCGAGTACAGCAGCTCGTGCGTTCAATGACAATGTTCTCCCTACCATACGTACCGACGCAGTTAATGCCGGACAGTTCGGAGGTACGCGTCACGGTATCGCTGAGGGTATTGCATCTAGTAGAATGGGAGAAGATATCTCCAAGATTACTAATCAATTATATGGTGATGCGTATGATAAGGGACTTCAAGCGCAGCAATTCGCAACGGGCGTGGTGGCTGACCAACAGCAATCCGGTGTCAGCAACTCTCTGCAAGGGCAACAACTCCAGGGAACACTCGACCAACAGCGGAACCAAACTGCGCTTAATGCAGGACAACTGGCTAACCAATTCCAGACAGGCGCAAATCAAGCGTTAAGTTCTGGTACAAACACAGCTGCCGGACTGTTGACCCAAGGCGGCGCTCAAGGAGTTCAGCAACAGAATGCAGGACTTGGAGCACTTCCTGGATTACTAGGTTCTGGTAGCGGTTTGTTGACTCAAGGCAACCAGGCGGGTGTACAACAGCATGAGCAAAGTCAGGCACAATTGACAGACGTAGTCAACCAGCATAATTATGATGCGAACCTGCCATGGCAGAATCTGGCACAGTATCAACAGTTTGTATCCGGTCCGTTCGGCTCCAGTATTACAGGAGAAGAGAATGGAGACGGAGCAATTAATCCTTATCAAAGTTTACCAGGATTCGGTGTGTATAATCCTACAACCTCGAGGGGAGGCGATGGCGGCAAGGGCGGACAATTGCTATCACCCTTAATGCAAAGATAACCACCGACAGTTTGAATTTATAACTACCGACAAATTAGGAGAAATATATGGTTTGGCCAGCACTAGTAGCAGCAATGCCATACATAAAAGCAGCAATGGCAGGTTTGGGCGTCGCTCAGATGGGCGCGCAAGCAGCAGGAGTTTACGATCAGGACAGTAAACAATCAACGAATAACGGAGCGGCAACGCCGGGGTCGCAAGGTGCGCCAGTGGACCCAGGGAACGCATTTATGAATATGCCTTCTAGTTCTCCAGGTGGGGGTCCATTCAGCTCCATGTTAGCAGGGATGAACGCGCTAAGCGGAGCCGTCGGAGCAACGCCAGCAAATGCGGCTGTGGCTGGCAACGATGTGGACGGAGCTATGCTAAGCGATCCAGCAGTTGCTCCGGCTCCTCCGCCTCCACCAATTCAGGAAGCGACGCCTGCAGATTTTCAAGGTCCGCAAGCGACACAGCCTCCGGCAGTACAAGGTGCTCCGCATGTACCACAGCCTGGCGATCCTGACTTTATGGGACCGACTCAGCCTCAACCTCCCGCTGCGGGCGATGATATGTCGTGGACAGACTGGGTCGAGTTTGCTCCAGGAGCTGTAACAGCAGCTGCTCCATTTCTGACACCTCAACGCGAAACTGTGCGACAAGGGTCGACAGGTATTCGTCCAGTAGGTCAGGCGGTACAGGCGAATGTGCTACCTACCTTTACTCCAAACAAAACTCCATCTGTTGGCGAGATTCTTGCCTTGTTAGAGAAAGCTACACAGGGATAAATTATGAAAGACCCAAGGAACCCATTAGCACAAGATCCTTTGGCGAATGCTCCCGTAGGTGCGCCACAGCCTAGTGCTCAACCTAGTCCTTATGCAAACAATCCTTTTGCGAATCTTCCGGATGTGCAAGGACAACAGACACAACAGAGACTTACCACTCCATCGAGTGTTCCTGAGGGGACACCCTTTCTAAAAGACCCTCGTAATCAGATAGCTCTGGCTGCGATGGGTCTTGGTATGCTTGCTGGACAAAGTCGGGGCGAAAGCTTCGGCCAGAGTCTGGGTCGCAACGCGCTAGGAGCTATTAGTGTACGAGGCGGGTTGGACAAAGGTGCGAACGAAGCGCGAGATGTCGAGAGAAAGAATCTGAGAGAAGAACAATCTCTTGAGCTCAGTCGTCAGAAGGCCTACAGTGACTACGAACTAGGAACCGAGAGAAACAGAATCGGTCAAGCTGAAGTAGTTGCGCAGAATGAACTTGCTCGGTTACGAGCTCAGTCTATTGCTAACACAGAACGGTATCGAGCTAAATCTCTCACACCGAAAAGTATGACTATTGAATCATGGTTGCAGATGGAACAAGAGCAACATATGATGAGCAATCCTGGCGCACCGTTTGATATGCAGGGCGCGATTATTCGTTATTACCAGGGTCGCAAACTCGACGAAATGATTCAGAACGGTTCTCTTGTTATTGATGAGACTGGTCAGTTGTTAGGTCCTGAAGGTTCGCCATATGATATAGATGGTACACGTGGTGGAACCGTAGGGTCTGGTGGTGTCGGAGATGCTCCGGAAGTAACCAATCGTAATACCCCCGATTATAGCCCACTGAAACCCGAGATAAGTCACGGTAACAACGAACGAGAGATTGAGGCAAATCGGCGTCGGAATAATACAGAAGTCGAGACACAACTCAAGCGTGCTCGGGTACGTATGAAAGATCCCAACATGACCGCAGACGAATACATTCAGAAAGTTGAAAGCTTCCGTCAGTTCATGAACAGTGCCGAGTTTAACAATGTCGGATATTTAGAATTACAGAAATACAAACGTCAGTATGGACCATTCCTGCCGCCGAAAGACGCAGCTGTTCTTGACGACTATTTGAAAGCACGTCGCTTTAGTGAAGATCCAACCTCTCACGCCACAATTATGTAAAAGGATTTCGAATGAACGATAGAAAGAGAAGTTTGTTTCCAAAGATTAACGATACGGTCGTTGATAAAGATGGGAATACTCAGTATCTCGTCCCAAAACAATTTAACTTTTACCAGTCTGCTGCACCAAACGTGGAACAGACTCCACAGGGCGGCGCATTCAGTCGTGGTATTAAATTTACCCAAAGCGATTTGACAGCTACGGGCGGACTACTTGCAGACGCATTGGGATTCGACGGAACAGCCGAACGTTTATACGAAGCGGCTGAGAACTATTCCCGAACTGGCGCACAGATGCACCGCGATGTTCCGCGGATAGAAGATATCGACGGGGTCGGAGACGCAGCCACCTTCGCGGTCGAAACGTTGATCGAGAATCTTCCGATGCTGGCGACCATCCTCATCCCCGGTGCTGGGGTCGGCGCGTTGAGCGGTCGTATCGCAGCTAGTGCGGCAACTCGTGCCGGTTTGAGTGGAGCAGCTGTAGCTGTGAAAGGTGCACGAGCCGCAAAGTTTGCTGGTACTACCGCAAGTTTTCTTGCAGACGTAGGACTGCTTACAGGTGAGAGTGTAAACATTGCGCGAGAGAACGATGAAGACCCGTTCAGCGTGGAAGTGGTCGGTAGTGGTGCGGCGAAAGCTGCTCTAGACTTCCTTCCCATTGCCTTCATGGCGAACCGAATCGGGCTAGGAAAATTCCTGCCCCAGTTTGAGCGCAATGTCGCACGAGAGTTGGTGAACCGTCGTTACATTACCCGAGCTGCGGGTGACGCATTTACCCTGATGGCGGCAGAGATTCCTACAGAAACATTGCAGGAAGTAATCAACATCGGGTTGGACAGAACATATAAAGATATCGAAGGTGAGTTGAGCGAGGAAGAACTTAGCCAGCTCAAGAACGCCGCGGCAGGTGCTGCAAGTTTCGGTCTGTTTGGATTCGGGACTGGTATCCGTGCACGTAACCCTAACGCTATCGACCCAAGTAAGTTCTCGGTCAACGAGAAGGGCGAAGTATTAGACGAAAATGGTAATCCATTGTTTCCTAGAACTAAGGGCGACCCGAATCAGGGCGTGCAGATGGAGCTGGACTTAGAAGAAACTGGCGGACCTCGTCAACTTGAAATGGATTTTCGTGACGCTACACCAAATGTGAATAATGAGTCGGGTAGTCCGCTGATCTTTGACCCAAATCAGCTTGAGTTGGATCTGGGTGAAGACTTAGTCAATCCTAACAAAGATACAGGAGAAGGGCCGACTTCTACCCCCGACCAACAGATACCTCTACCCGGTCTTGACCCACACCTAATGCCGGCAGAAGCCGCACCTAAGCAGGAAGATTTATTCAATTCTCCTTCGCAACTGGAAGAAGTAGATACGGGTGTCGAGTCTTTGCGGGGCGAGCCTGGAACCTATGAACTACTCCACGGATATACTGACGATCCCTCCCACCCATTGGAAACAGACGGAGAGTTTCTGCCACTTGGTCATGCTGAGGTAGAAAACTGGACAGGGATGTCCGGTCGCGCGCTAGGGGAAGGTATCTACATGGGTCGCAACGTAGACGCAGCTTGGTATAATGGCGAGCTAATGCACCACGGTGCTATCGCGAACGTGAGTGCGGACTTAACCCCCATGACTGTTACGCCTGACAATCTCCCAGCATGGGCGAGTTTTGTAGAAGAGGCGTATCAGGAATTTGCGCATAATCCGGAACTTGGTGGTGACACACAGCTGAACGTTGTAACCATGCGGGACCTAGATACTCTCGAAGAATACACAGAATATGTGAACAGAGATCCTGACGGTGTGCTGAGTATTGGTAATAACCACGAGCGTTTCGCACAATATCTACAGGGCAAAATCAAGGCGTTAGGGTATGACTCGCTAGCGATCAATCTACCCCAAGGTCATAACTTTACTATCCGACAGGGTGAGCTATTCCTCCAGCCGCAAGTTGTGTATTTTGGAGATAAGGCTGACGGGATTAGAGTCAAGGGCAAGACGGACGGATTCTACGAGGGTCGCGAAAGTTTGAATATCCCTAGCCCTAACTCCCCTGTATATAGTAGAACCTCTGGTCAGGATTACTACAGCCCAGATAATGCGTATCAACAAGCTCTAGTAGAACCCGACGGTACTATCAATGTCCGCTACTATGGCGCGTCCTTTGCGATGAGTCCAGAAGAATTTGCACGAATGGAAGCGATAGATACAGAGATCAACAAACTTTGGTCGCAGGTGATGAAGAAGAATGAAAATGTAGACAAGGCGGCGATCCAGGAACAGATACGGATATTGAACCGCGAGCGTCTGGCATTGAGATTGGCGGCAAGAGATCGCTCCATTATTCGGGTTCCCCAAGGTTACAATCTTATTAAG